AGTTCGCATTTGGTGTAACTAAGATTGGTGCATTAAATAGCAGATTCCAAGTGTACAAGAATCCTTACATGAAAGAGAACGTAATCTTAATGGGTTACAGAGGAACACAATTCCTTGAGACTGGAGCGGTTTACGCACCATACATCCCATTGATTATGACTCCGCTTGTATATGACCCAACTAACTTCACTCCAAGAAAAGGTGTAATGACTCGTTACGCTAAGAAAATGTTGAGAGGTGAGTTCTACGGTAAAGTATACGTGGATGGATTGCACTTAATTCAGTAATCATTAGATTATTAGAATATGAATTAAAGGGGGGCTTCGGCTCCCCTTTTTTATTACCCACATGATATTTATATTAAATGGTTATTTAATTTCTAAAAGGAAAGTATGGCTGAAAATATAGACAAAACTCCGCCTAAAGGGAACATCAGATTCTCAATCACTCTCTCAGAAGAGCAGAAACTCGCAAAAGCACAAATTTTAGAACACCCTTTCAATTTCTTAATAGGAAAGGCTGGTAGTGGTAAGACCTTATTAGCGTGTCAGATTGGGTTGGATATGTTTTTCAAAAGACAGGTAAATAAGATTGTGATTACACGACCAACTGTATCAAATGAGGATAATGGGTTTTTACCTGGTTCTTTAGAGGAAAAAATGGAACCCTGGTTAGTTCCAATACGTTCTAATATGAGAAAGGTTTACAATAAACCAAACATCTTAGAAAAGATGGAAAAGGATGAATCAATAGAATTAGTTTCTCTTTCACATTTTAGAGGAAGAACTTTTGAAAACTCCATATGTATTGTCGATGAGTTCCAAAACTTAACAAAACAACAGTTACTAATGGTATTGGGTAGAGTTGGTAAAGGTTCAACTATGATTTTGTGTGGTGATAAGCAACAAATCGATTTGAAGTTTAACAACGATTCAGCAGTACATGAAGTTCCAAAGCTAAAAGGTTCTAAATGGGTTTATGATGTGGTACTAAAAGATAATCACAGACATGAATCTTTAGATGAAATTTTGAAACTACTTACGGATTATTAATATTGATGATATTTATAATCAGTACTAATCAATTAAGGGAATATAGTGGCAGATTACACAGGTTCATTTAGTGGTTCATTTACAGGAAGTTTACTTTCTACAAATGGGGTGATATCATCATCAGCACAAGTGGTGGGTAGTTTACCCATTGGTGTAATATCGGGTTCAGACCAATTACCAAGTGGGTTAATATCGGGTTCAGACCAATTACCAAGCGGCTTAATATCAAGTTCGGCACAAGTAGTACCAACTGATTTAACAATTGATTATTTTAATCTTACGAATTTACCTGTTACAATCACACCATTCCAAGCTAATTCAATTTTAGCAAATAGTGCATTGCGTAATAACTTTACAACAAATGTAAAAAATAGATTAAACGCTGAGAATGTACTTAGTGGTTCATCACAAATCACAGATGTTGTTACAGATACATATATGTCTGCTTCTATAGCAGCATCGGGGTTCGGTGATGTGCCAGATGGTACAATATCATCATCCGCACAAATATCAGCATTGGGGTACATAACATCTGAAACTGATGCACAAACGCTATCAATCTCAGGCCAAACACTAAGTATATCAAATGGTAATAGTGTTGTATTACCACAAGCAGGTGTTGGTTCTGGTGCAAGTATATGGAATACTGGGTCACAAGACCCTGTGGCATACACTTACCTTCAAACACAAAATAATCTAAAGGTAACGGGTAGTTTTGATATTCAAGGTGATTTAACGGTTAATGGTAAATCGGTATTCATACAAGATGTAGGTACTGATGATGGATTGGCAGTAGAAGTACAAGGTAGAATGAAAATATTAGAGAAAGAATTGGCGGGATATATAGCATCAGCATCCATTCAAATAGGTGGTACTAAAGATTCTATAGATTGTGGGGGATTTTTCTGATAATCTACAATATTTATAAAGGATAATGGCGAGATATCGCACATAGATACATAATGGGATAAAAATATGGCTCAAACAATTAAACATAGAAGAGGTTCGGTAGCATCGGTAAGAAATATCACCTCTTTTGGTGAAGCAGAAATCGTAATTGGTAGTGGTTCGGTTGATTCTAAGATAGATGGACCGTTCGTTTACATAGGTAAGCCGGGTGGTACAACTGCGGCGAATGATTATGTACCAGTTTCAAAGTTGTACGCTGGTGCGGGAGTACCATCAATAGTTACAGCTAACTTTGGTACTACTTTAGATGGTCTACCATACTACGATACAACAAATAAAAAACTGTACATTTTAGGTGCAAGTGGCGATGGTACATCAGGACATACTGAAATTACAATCACAACAGCATCACTACAAAACTTTGATACTCATGTATCATCTTCAGCAGCAGCTGCGGGATTTGGTAGTGGTGGAAGTGGTATTTTTGAGCTAGTATCTGGTACAATATACGCATCATCTGATAAGAACTTACAAATTAGTGGTTCTGGTGGTAAATACGCACTAGAAGTATCAGAATCAGTTCACGCATACAACATCAATGCAGGTAATCCAACATCAAATGATTGGCAAACCAACTTAGATGGCTCATACTTTAACAATTTCGATGCAAACACAGATGTATCTGAGATTTTAAGATTTGTTGCGGGGTTATTATCATCATCGGCGGCGAATCCAACTGCAAATACAAGAACTTACAGTTCTATTAGTGAAAATAAAACACTTGGTTCAACAACTTCGGCTCCCGACGGATATGTTCCACAAGATAATGATATTGCAGATATACAATACCTAATCAATAAAGGATTCGCAGCAGAAGGTGGTACTTTATTTCCAGGTAAAACAATTTATTCATCAGCTACCCCATTAATTTCATACACATCAGTAGCTGCTGGTTCTTCAGATGTAGAATCATCAGATGATGACCAATTATTCGGATTGGGTGGATTGAGTAGTGGTGCTGGTACTGAATTTAGAGTAAGTGGTTCGCACGATTGGAGTTTTTACCAATCCCAAACTGCTATTAGTGGTGATACGGCTACTGAAACATCAACATCGGCTCAGATATTAAGTAACTCAACGTTAGATACCACATCTAATGGATTAACTCTTGGTAAAATTGATACGGTTAACCCAGCTGTAATACCAGCGGCATTCCAAGATGGAAAGTTTGCATCAGTTTTCAGTAAAAACTTAGTAAACTGGACAGCTCAATCATTATCATCTGTATCGGCATCCGGTCAGTATAAAATTGATACTACAATTGGAATCGCAACTGGTTCTCAAAGTGGATATGTTGATAAAACTGCTAGTGAAACTATTTTCTGGGCACCTGTATCTACAATTAATTCAAATTTAGGTTCACAAACCATCGCCGGTTCAAATGTTGGTGTAACTGCATTAACATTAACATCGGGTTCTCTATCAGGAGCACCATATATTAGTGGTGGTACGTGGAGATTGGTTGGAAGTGCTAGTGGATTATTCGAACCAATGTATGTTGCATCAACTACAATAGCAGATACTTCAATTGGTAGCACTTCAGGATATACAATATCAAAATCATCGGGTACCGATGCAGTGAGCACTTCTGGTGGAACAATCCAAACGGCTAACGCTGTTTATAGTAATGATGGTACTTCAGTAAGAACTACATCAACTGTTCCGTTTAGAACTGATAACGTACACATTAATGCTGTTTACTCAATTAGTGGCACGGGTGATACTTTCTCAGAATCAGGATTGAGTGATACATCATATACATTAACATTCAGAGGAAGAAACAGAAGTGGTACACAATCTAACTTATCAGTACAAACTGTAAATCTACATACTGCAGGAACATTTGGGCAGGATGCTGCTAGTGGTTCTATGGGATACTTCGGTGGCGGAACGGCTTCAACTACATTGGTTGAAAGATTTACAAACGAAACATACAGAAGAGCTATTTCAAACTCAACAACATTAAGTACATCTTGGAACTCAGATTCGTTACTTACATTAGGTGATGGTGGTGATTTGCAAGTTAAGCCGGGTTATTTGGTAAACCCAGAATCTACAAATGGATATTGGTATGATGATGGTTCATATAACGCATCGCACGTAAAGTGGTATCTAAGAGAATTTGATACAAACGCAGCTGCTGGATTAAGCGAATTGGTAATTGATTTAAATCCTGATACATCAGCAGATTTAACAACGTTTGATGATACTACTTCGAATAAAATTGCAGTTGGTGTAATCTTCAGCGCAACTAATTCAGTAATCTATGATGCTGTTAAGGGTGATGGCTCATATGGTGGAACTTTGAATTCACAATCAACTGGTAACACAAATCCATTTAGTGATTCGGTTAACGTTAGAGGTGATTTCTCATCAATAACAAATTCAACTGGTACTTTAACATTAGGATTGAGTGGTGCTGCGGGACAGGAAATTGACGCAACAAATGATAAAATTTGGTTATTGGTAAGATACATAGGTACACCATCAAACACATTAGAAAGAATAACGGTTTCAGCATCGTAATATAAAGAGGAATAACAATGGCATATAATTCAAATAACAGGTCGGAACGATTACTACAAGGTAGACGATTTACAACCGATGAACTTACACTAACACAAGAAGCATTTACTGATGTTTTTGATTTGGGTGCTGGTGAGATTTATACCGATGATGGTTTAATTCCAACCGGCTCAACGCAATTACCATATAGTGGTTCATCACAAGATGGTGGTATCGTATCTGGTAGTGTAGTAAACCCATCTATTGGAACGGATGTTGCCGTATTGAAATACTGGTACAGACACAAACTAAGACCAGCTAAAAATGGTAATAGAGAAGTGTATTACTTTACTGAATCTGAACCTACCTCTTTAACTGATACTGTTGGTAATGATGGTTTGATTGAAAGTGACCAATTAACAAACTTTATATCTTCAAAATATATTATAGCAACAGATTCACCAAATACAACAGAAGGTTTACAACCGGGATATAAAATTCAGGTATTCAAAAGTACAGCAACTTCGGCAGGTTCAATTACCGAAGGTGCATCAAGCCCATCGGAATTTGTATTTGATTATAAGACGGGTATTTTAACTTGGGTTGATGGAAATATTCCAACATCAAACCAATACGTTTATATGACCGTTTATCAATACGTTGGTAGAACACTTCGTTCACAGATTGATGATGGTTCAATTGGTGGTGGTGGTGGTTCTACAGATATTTCAGCGTTGAATACATTCACTGGTTCGATTCAATCCGAAGTAGATTCTTTAACTGCGGCAACTTCATCATACTTAACAGAAGTACCTGCAGGTACGCTTAGTGGTTCACAACAGATTACTGATTTTGGATTTATTTCATCATCATCTGAGGTAGACTTTACTAGCATTACAAATGTTCCATCGGGATTAGTATCTGGCTCAGCTCAAATTATTGCTGGATTACCAGATGGTGTGGTTAGTGGTTCTGCTCAAACTGTTGCTAACTTAGTTGGACAGGATGTAGTTGTAACATCGTTGACTGCTGAGACTTACATTATTAGCTCATCGGTAACATTTATGACTACATCATTTAGTAGTGGTTCTACAATTTTTGGTGATGATATTACAGATACGCACCAAATGACGGGTTCATTATTTGTATCGGGGAGTATTTCATTTTATGAAATTGATGGTGGAAACTTCTAAAAGTAAAGGATTCCACAGATGGCCGCAACTAATACCATTAAACTAAAAAGGAGTAATGTACAGTCCAATGTTCCAAGCTTAGGCGATTTAACATTGGGTGAATTGGCTGTCAATACTTTTGATGGTAAGGTTTTTATAAAGAAAAACGATGGTTCGGATTCATTAGAAACAATTGTTACAACTCATGCACAGATAACGGGTTCAATTGAACTTACATCAGCAGTAACTTCATCATTTCAACTTATAACCAACGATTCTCCGACTGGAGACTTATTAACTATTAGAGTGGGTGGTGATGATAAAGTAACAGTGAATTCGGATGGTACATTTATAATAAAAGAAGTAAATACACTTCCAACTGGAGAAGTTGGTGGGCTTGCTGTAAGTGGAAGTAATTTTTTCATATACTTATAATGGAAAAGATATTTTTTAATATTTATTGTTAAACACATATAACTAATGTTCGAATAGAACACATTTAAAAGAGGAAACTAAAATGGCAGAATGGAAAAAGGTCATAGTTAGTGGTAGTAATATATCACAACTTAACAACGATTTGAACTATGTAGCATCAACGGGTGGTGGTATTGTATCAGGTTCATCTCAAATCACAATGGGCGGAGACCTATCAGGCACCGCAAATAACGCCCAAATCGTAGCAGGTGCTGTAGATACAACCGAACTTGCAGCTGATGCAGTAACTGGTGCTAAAATCGCTGATAATTCAATTGATTCAGAACACTATGTAGATGGTTCTATTGATGCAGCTCACTTGGCAACAAACTCAGTAACAACTTTTAAGATTGTAGATGCAAACGTAACAAACGCAAAACTTGCAACCAACGCAGTAACAACTGCTAAGATTACAGATGCAAACGTAACAAACGCAAAACTTGCAAACGATTCTATTACAATTGCTGGAACTTCAACCGCATTAGGTGGCTCAATTACATCAGCAACAATACTATCGGGTACTGATGTAATATCAGGTTCTGCTGGTGTAACTATGGGTGGTGATTTATCAGGCCCCGCATCCAATGCACAAATCGTAGCAGGTGCTGTAGGTACAACCGAACTTGCGGCTGATGCAGTAACTGGTGCTAAAATCGCTGATGATTCAATTAATTCAGAACACTACGTTGATTTATCTATTGATGCAGCTCATATTGCAAACCTTGCAGTAACAGAAGCAAAAATCAATGGTGGAGCTGTAACAACGGCAAAACTTGGAGCTGATGCAGTAACAAACGCAAAAATTGCAGATGATGCTGTTGATACAGAAAATCTTGTCGCTGATGCAGTAACAAACGGAAAACTTGCAGATAATGCAGTATCTACTTTAAAAATTGTCGATGCAAACGTAACAAACGCAAAACTTGCAAACGATTCTATTACAATTGCTGGAACTTCAACTGCATTGGGTGGTTCAATTACAGCGGCTACTATCTTAACAGGCACAAGTGTAGTATCTGGTTCAGAACAAATAGAAGATGTTGTTGGTGGTATGGTTACAGGAAATACTGAAACAGGTATTTCTGTTACATATCAAGATGGTGATGGTACTTTAGATTTTGCCGTAGCATATGGTTCTTCTGCTAACCAAGCAGTAGAAGGTGATACAACGATTACAATCAATGGAACATCAGGTGAGATAGGGGTAACAGGAACAGCAGCACAAGCTTTAGGGGGTGCTCCTACTTATACAATTACTTTACCAGATAGTATTACAGGTAATAGAACTTTTGTTAACGATGTAACAGTTGCACAAGACCTTACTGTAAGTGGTGATTTAACTGTAAGTGGTACAACTACTACATTGAACACTACTAACTTAGCAGTGGATGACCAATTGATTCTTTTGAACTCAGGTTCTTCATCAGGTGATTCTGGTATCGTATTCGGTGGTTCACTTGGAAGTGCTAACCAAGGTATGGCACTTGTTTTAGATGATTCAGATGACAGACTTGTTTTACAAACTACAAACTTAGATCCCGATGCAACAGGTGCACCATTTGTACCATCGGCAACAAACCACTACTCAATTGTTGGTGCATTTGAAGGTTCAGATACAGATGCTGCAACTGCAAAAGCTAACAAAGTAGGTAACATCAGAGTTGAATCATCAGAGATTTACATTTACGTTTAATATTTAATCAAAAAAGTTATAGAGTATGGGACTTTCAAATATAAGACGTAAAGATACATCTGAATCTAAAGTTGAGCATCAATTTACAAATGAGGAGTTAGATTTCCTCTTACAATTAATTGCCAACTCTTCATTTGAGGGAAAGGATGTACAACTTGTGTATCAAACGGCATTGAAGATTCAAAATCTGATTAAAAACGGATAAAACAGAAACCCCCACAGAAATGTGGGGGTTTTTTGATTTAATATTATGAATTACATATTTATACTAAAGAATAAAAGGTATAGATATGTCTAGAAATTATATGATTCTATCTACTTCCGAAACGGGAAGTGTTAATTACAATGAAGTTCTACAATCTGGTTCAGACACACACAGAACAGATGCAAGTGGTTCTTTAACCTTTGTGAAGTGGGAAGGGGTAAGTGTTCCAGCATCTATAAATGCCCTTACAACAAAAGATGGGCCTTACACATACTCAGAAATGGTAAATATATTAACGGGTTCGGAATGGGCCTCAGAGGAGAGTTAAGATATGAAAGTAGGACCAAAACTTTTAGGTAGTAAAAACGTAGTTTTTTCTATAGATGCGGGGAATCAAAAATCATACACTGGTTCAGGAAATGGTTGGTTTAATAAAGCGGGGCGTGGCTCAAATGGTACATTGGAAAATGGAACTACATACAATACCACAGCACTAGGTTGTATGGATTTTGATGGTACTGATGATTTCGCATCATTAGAGGTTGATACATCTGTATTTAATTATCAATCTCCATTTACAATCACTTGTTGGTTTTATATTGATACTTTAGTAAGTGCTACAAATGCAAGATTGTGGGATAAAAGTGATGAAGCTACATCTGGTAAGCGCGCGGATAGAGAAAGAACTGATGCGGGATTCTCACTTTTAATCAAAACCAATGGTGGTACTAATACATTAGTTCCAGCATTAGATGGAGCACAAACATCAATGGCAGTCGCAGTTGATACATTAAGATGGAATCATATAGCAGTAGTATATAATACCAACTCAGTTTCACTAATGTTAAATGGTGGTTCATCCACAACAGCATCACATAGTGGTAATTTATCAAACATTACAACAGCCAACAATTTAACGATTGGTAATACGCTGAGAGGGAATCGACCATTAGATGGTAAAGTAAGTAACTTACAAATATACAATAAAGTACTAACTAACAGTGAAAATAATAATAATTATATAGTTACAAAAAATAGATATCAATAAGTTATGGGAATTTTTAGAGCACCAAATATAACCACAAATTCATTAGTATTTTGTGTAGACCCCGCAAATCACAAATCATATACCGACGGTTCAACCGCATATGATATTGGTGGTGGTAGAGATGAAGGAAGTAATGCATTAGTAACCCTAAGTTCCATAAACTCCGCAAGTTCTATTCTAAACGATGGTGTTGGTAAAAGATGGGATTTAAATGGTACAAATCAATATTGGAGAATAAATTCATCACCAGCAGGATTACAACCTAATACAAGCCATGTCAACGATACTGGATACACTGTGAACGCGTGGATACTTCCAGAAGCCACAATACAACAAGGTATTTTTTGTAATGATGGGGAGGCGAATGCAACATACTATGGTATTACAACATTTATAAACGGAAGTGGTTATTTGGGTATGTCAACGGGTGATGGTGGAGGCTCAAACCCAGCAAACAGAAGAACTCGATTAACACAAAATGATATTTCAGCAAACCGATGGATATTTGCATCATTTGTATTCTGGTCAGACCCGGCAAAATGGCAGATATATATTGATGGAAGTACCCAACTCATGCAGACTTCAACTGGAACTGCAACTTCAATTGGATATTCGGGTTCAACATCGGGCGCGATTGGTCTCACTAACAATAATTATTTTAATGGTGGTATTGGTGGACTTTGGGTCTATGACAGACGACTGGAACAATCGGAAATTCGTGCAATATATGAAAAGACCAAATTTAAATATAATGACCCTGCTTAACTTTTATTAAAGCATCTACATACTTATTAGTACAAGCTTTTGTATCGGCCCGAAAGGGAAGTGGGCTTTTTAGTAACCAACCATATAAAACGGAATAAAGGATATGCCAAATTGGAAAAAAGTAATCACTTCAGGAAGTGATGCAACGTTAAACTCTTTAAACCTATCCAGCGTAGTAAACGCAGGAACTGATACTGATAAATTCTTAGTATTAGATTCTACGGGAAATGTTGATTTTAGAACAGGCACCGAAGTACTTTCAGATATCGGAGCCGGTAGTGGTACAGGTACTGTTGATACCTCAGGAACACCAGTAGCTAACGACTTCGCTAGATTTACCGATGCCGATACAATTGAAGGTCGGAGCTATGCAGAAGTACGTTCGGATTTAGGTTTAGTAATTGGAACTAATGTTCAAGCATACGATGCGGGTTTAAATGCAATAGCTGGCTTAGCAGTAACCAATGGTGGATTTATCGTTGGTGATGGCTCAACATTTGTATTAGAAACTGGAGCAACCGCAAGAACTTCATTAGGATTGGGTTCATTAGCAACACTAAGTACAATTAGTAATAGTAACTGGAGTGGTACTGATTTAGCAATTGCAAATGGTGGTACAGGTGCATCTGATGCAACTACTGCTAGAAGTAATTTAGGATTAGCAATCGGTTCAGATGTTCAAGCGTGGAGTAATATCCTACAAACTGTTGCATCATCTACCTATGCTGGTGATAATGCGATTACTACATTAGGCTCAATTTCTACAGGTGAGTGGGTCGCAACAGATATTGGATTAGCGCATGGTGGTACTGGTGCATCTCTTGCAGACCCTAATGATGATAGAATTCTTTTTTGGGATGATTCATTCGGTTCTGTCGCTTGGTTAGATATTGGTACGGGGCTATCTATAACAAACCAAACCATATCTGCGACAGGAGGTGGTGGTAGTGGATACGAATGGTTTGATGGTACAACATATGCATCGGCATCAGTAGACGTTAGGGTAACTGGTTCACTATCAGTTCTCTCAGGGTCGATAACAGCTTACAAATCTGGTTCAACTGGTGATGATATTGTAATGGCCGTTGATGGAGCACAAGGTAGATTGTTTGAAGTAACAGACCAGCTATCGGGTTCTTTATTTTCGGTAAATGATATATCAGGTATTCCAATTTTTGAAGTATTCTCAGATGATACTGTTAATATTGGTACATTTAACAATGAAGCAATTGTAGTATCAGGAGATACTTGTACCGCAACTGGTTCATTTACTGGACTCTTCGCTGCTGAAGATGGTGTGGTTGGAAAACCAGGAATTTACTTTAAAAATGATACGAATACTGGATTCTATAGAGGAACTACCGATACTATCTCAATAGCGACCGGCGCTACACAAAGGGGAACGATTAATAACAATGGGTTGCGTGTAAATAATGGTGCATTGGGTGTTGATGTTGCTGCAAGTACTACTGATGGTAGAATTGATGCGGGTAACGATATTGTTGCATTCTCATCCGATAAAAGATTAAAAGAAAATATTAATCCAATTGAAAATCCTTTAGAGAAAATAGATAAACTATCAGGATTTACATTTAATTGGAATGAAAAGGCGGAAGAAGTTGCAGGATTTGATAGAAATCAATCAATGGTGGGTGTATTCGCACAAGATGTTGAGAGTGTATTGCCTGAAGCAGTAAAAAGAGCACCATTTGATAACGATGGTAGTGATGGTTCACTTTCAGGCGAAAACTATCTAACTGTTCAGTACGAAAAGTTAGTCCCATTACTGATTGAATCAATCAAAGAGTTGAAATCTGAAATTGAACAACTTAAAAGGAGATTGTAATGACATTACCAAGTTCAGGACAAATTAGTATAGGTGATATCGTAACCGAAAAATCGCTGGCTCAAGGTAATGATTCACTCACCTCACTATCTACAACAAATATAAATTCAAACTCAGCACCTAACGTACCTGACCAAGCAACACCCCACGCAATATCTGAATTTTATGGATATAACCATAATGCAGCTGCATCACTTACATCATATGGTTCATCAACCTTACAAGCAAATGCCGCCAACGCATGTTCACAAATTATATTTACAACGTACTACCACGATGGAGCTGGCGCGGACCCTGTCACCTTCGATAATGTATATAGTAATTCAAAGGGTACGGCAGCTTTAGGTGATGGTGTTTACAAATACCAATCTCAAAACAGTTGGTACTCCGTTTCTGCAGGCGCAGTAACTGGTTTTGGAGGATGTCGTTCTGAAAGAAGATTAAAGAAAAACATTGAATATATTGGAACATCTCCAATGGGAATTCCTATATATCATTTCGAATATAAAAATCCAGAACACGCCCCGAATGGTATAGGTAGATATGTGGGTACTATGGTAGATGAATTACAAAGATTAGGACTTTCAGATACATTATCCACCAAAGATGGTGATGTGTGGGTAGATTACAATAAATTAGATATAGACTGTAAATTAATATAAATGGATGCATTTGAAAAATATTTAAAGGGTGATGTATCATATAGTGAACATGCCTTAACGGTAGCTGGAATGGAGTGCTGTGACATAATGTCGGATGATGAAGATGAATTGATGTATGAAAGTGCTAAAATTCTATGTTCAAATAGTGGTTCTGTATTAAACGTTGGTTTTGGTATGGGTATAATTGATTCATATATTAGAGAACATAACCCAACCGAACATTGTATTATAGAAGCCCATCCACAAGTATGTGATAAGGCACGGGAAATGGGATTTGACCCTATTGAGGGTGCTTGGGAAGATATTATTCCACAATTTATTAAAGATGGTAAGAGATTTGATAGTATCTACTTTGATACGTTTCCATTTGATTATGTGAATTGGCCCCAATGGGGAAGATTCTCAGAAATTGTACCTAAGATTCTAAAACCAAATGGTATTTATTCTTATTTTAATGAAATTTCATCATATGTAGAAAAATGTGAAGAAGTAGTAGATTCGTTTGGCTGGGAAAAGCATATAAAAGTAATTACATTTGATAGAGGTGATTATAATCTGATTTGGTACATAAACAAATGATTCTTTAGATATCTCCATATTTATAACAAAGATTAAGGAGAGTATATGGCGGTAAATATTCCAATATGGCCTGGTTCATCATCGTTTTCAGAAGGAGGTACTCCATTTGGGTATTATGATAGCGATGTAGAGTTCACATCATCTGCAGATAAAACTGCAGGGTGGTGCGCTAAACGATTGGGGTATCCTATTGTCGATATTGAACTACAGGATATTAATTTTTATGCGTGTTTTGAGGAAGCAGTTACTGAGTACTCATCACAAGTAAACCAATTCAATATTAGAGAAAATCTATTAAACCTTAGAGGTAGTTCGACGGGTTCAAACTTATCACAAACACAACTAAACGCAAACTTAGGTGGATTGATTTCACTATCTAAAGATTATGGAACTGAAGCGGGTAGTGGTGGTAGAGTAACTTACTATACGGGTTCATTTGAAGTAAATACAACTCAACAAGTTTATGATTTAACAGATGCATCAAATGTAACACTTGAAGTTGGTACTCCTGGTGTTGATAAGATTGAGATTAAAAAGATGTTACACAATGCACCTCCTGCTATGGTAAGATACTTTGACCCATTTATTGGTACTGGTTTAGGTTCACAACAAATGATGGATACTTTCGGCTGGGGTAACTACTCACCGGGTGTATCATTTATGATGCAACCACTTTATGATGACCTTTTAAGATTACAAGCAATCGAATTCAATGATATGGTTCGTAAATCTCAATATGGATTTGATATCCAAAACAATAGAGTAAGATTATTTCCAGTTCCTGAGCACCCGTATACTGTACACTTCCATTACATTTTAGAATCTGATAGAAGTAATCCAATAATATCAAATTCGGTAGTATCTGATTACTCAAATGCTAGATTTGATAGAATTCAGTATTCAAATATCAATCATGTGGGTAAGCGTTGGATTGAAAAATATACATTAGCATTGGCGAAAGAGATGTTGGGTGCTGTTAGAGCTAAGTTCTCATCAATTCCAATTCCAAATTCAGAAGTAACTTTGGATGGTGCTGATTTGAGAAGTGAAGCAGCTACTGAAAAGGAAATCTTAATCTCAGAATTGAGAGAAAACTTAGAAGCAACCTCTCGTAAAGCATTATTACAAGCACAACAAGAAGAATCTGAAGCAATGGAACAAACATTGAACAGAGTTCCTCGTGCAATTTATATAGGATAACAAATGGCATTGTTTGGTGGACAGAGAGATGCAGATTTGTTTAGGAAACTTAACAAAGAATTAATTACGGATATCATTGATACCGAAGTTTACTATTATAAGATTATTTTGGATGATACTAAACGTAATCTATATGGTGAAGGTAAAGATAAGGTGTACTACAATCCAGTAAAAATTCCTACGTTAGTTGATAGAACAAATGCAGAAACAATTTTTGATGAATTTGGTTCATCATACACCAGAAATGTTAATTTCTATTTCCTAAGAGATACTTTGGTTGAGAAAAATGTATATCCTGAACTTGGTGATGTGATTGAATGGAACGATGAACAACATATTGTTGATGTAACCTTTACAAATCAGTTCTTTGCCGGTAAAAATCCTGAAACTTGGGATGGTGGTAATACACAAGGTTATAATGTATCAATTATATGTGAAACTCACGTTGCTAAGAAGAGCCAATTAAAGTTAAGAGATGATTTTAGAGTTGGTAACAATGATAATAATAACGATTTACCTGTAGGAATCTAAAATGGCACAAAAATATAGACAAAATAGGGATGAAAAAGTTGATTTGAAGAGAACTCAGAGTTCTTTTTCAGATGACCCTAAGTTGAATAAAGCCAGACAGGTATCACGGCGTAATGATGACGTAAAAAATGTATCGGTTGGTATCTATGATATTGATTTGGCATTCAAAGATTTCTTAGAAAGAGATGTAAAACCAACAATCGAAGAGAATGGGAAGTTTATACCTGTACCTGTGATGTATGCATCGCCTGAAAATTGGGCATCTGCTCAAAAAGATGGGTTTATGCGTGATGGGAATGGTAAAGTACAAACTCCTTTGATTTCATTCAAACGAAATTCATTGGATATCAACACCGAATACTCTAAGTTGAAGGTTTTGACCGATGAAGATACATCACATCCATTTGTAAAAAAGTATTCCAGAGAAAATAGGTATGATGCATTTTCCGAATTGATTGGCCAACGACCTGTGCAAGAGAAATACATTGTAGATAGACCAGATTACGTTAACATTCAGTATGATGTGATAGTTTGGTGTGATTTTATGGAAGATTTGAACAAATTAGTTGAACAAATCGTATATTTTCAGGGTGGTGCGTTTGGAGATAGATATAAATTCCAAATTAAGGGAGAATCTTACTCATTTGAAACCACAAATGGTGTTGGTGAGGAAAGATTGGTTAGAAGTAACGTAACACTCACCACAAAAGCGTATATTATACCAGAAAACACTGGAACAAAGATAAATACATCCAAAACTTTTGGTACATCAAAAGTGGTTTGGAAATTAAGAGCAGATATTTAATCTTTGAGAAAAAATTTTCATATTTATATACTGAAACGTATTTGAAATCAAAAATTTATTAAAAAGTTATGGCTGACGTTAAGAAAATGGAAGAAAAGCAAGTAATCGGTATCGAACAATCGGATATCGATAGAATTAAAAAATTTAGAACGGAATATACTGAGATTGTTTCTCAGTTGGGAGAGGTAGAGGCTGAAATTCTAAACGCAGAGTTAGTACTTGAAAATATTAAAGCTGTGAAGAATAACCTATCAGATGCATTTAGAAAACTGAGGATAGATGAGAAAAATCTAACCGAAGAATTTCAAAAGAAGTATGGTAATGGGGAATTCAATATAGAAGAAGGTACTTTCACTCCTATCCAATAAATATAATCGTTTTGAGTTTTTTGATGTATTTATAGATATATTAAAAACCAAAAGAAATCAATAGGAGAATCAAATGGCAGAAAGAATAGTAAGTCCTGGTGTATTTACAAGAGAAAAGGACTTGTCATTTCTACCTCAAGGGATTGGTGAAATCGGAGCAGCATTAATCGGGTCTACAGTTAAAGGACCTGCATTCGTTCCAACACAGGTACAATCTTTCCAAGAGTTTCAGCAAGTGTTCGGTGGATTGACAGAAGATTCATATCTACCATATACTGCTCAATCTTATTTGGAAGATGCCGGAACTGCAACAATCGTAAGGGTATTAGGACAAGGTGGATACACACTTGAAAACCCAGTGGCATTGACAGTATCATCATCGCATGGTAGTAAAGTAGTAGCGGTACTACACCCAACAACACAAATCGTATCAGATACAGATGTATTTGATTCATCAGCATTAGTAGACCACAATGGTTCATCTGATGTATCGGCATCATTGTTCACATTAACATTGAGTGGTTCTGCAGCAACCGAAGCTAATTACTCAGCATCTTTAAATCCTACAAATGATAACTACTTTACTAAGTTGTTCGGATTTGGGGCTAGAGGTTCTGAAGATGCATATGTACTATCAAACTTCAAAACATTCCAATCTGCTTCATTTGCATTGGGTGATGAGATTCCTGTAGTAACAATTGATGTTGTTAAAGATATTGCGTATGAAAACGCTTACGCTGAGGCAGCTACTCCGTGGATTACTTCACAAAAAGTTGGTGGTAACACAACTAACTTAGTTAAGTTCTATACGTTATCACATGGTAATCCAACTAACTACGAATTCAAAGTGGGTATCCAAGATATCAAACCAGCTGGAACTGTTGCAGGTTCTGAGTATGGTTCATTCACTGTAGTGGTTAGACGAGTAGACCAAGACAAAATTAGTGGAACACCATTCGTAGGTGTGGTTGATTCAGATATCAGACCTAACTTAGTGGAATCATTCCAAAACGTTAACTTAGACCCTGATTCACCAAACTATATCGCAAGAGTGATTGGTGATAAGTACATTACTGTTGATGCAAATGGTAAATTATCAACTAATGGTGATTACCCTAACAATTCAGCAAATATCAGAGTTGAAGTATCAACTGCTGTTGCTAACAAAGGTATCGATGAATCATTAGTACCATTTGGATTCGCAGCACTACAAAATCCTTATGGAAGTAAGTTCGCATTACCAAATCCATCATACGTTGTATCACAATCAATCAACGAATCTTACAATGAGAAAGCATTTTTAGGATATAACTTTGATTTCGCTACAACTGATAACTTAAACTTCTTAGCACCAACACCTTCATCGAATGGTGCTACTGTAGGTACTGCATTCTACTTAGGTGATTGTCGTGATGAATCGGCTGATGCATCTGTAGCACTAAGTGGTACATTATCAGCTAAGAAATTCTTAGTTCCGTTCCAAGGTGGTTTTGATGGATACAAACCAAACAGAGTTGTTAACACTGGTAATGATATTAGTGCTGGAAACACACAAGGATGGGATTGTTCTTCAAACACCGCAACAGGTACTGTGGCATTTAGAAAAGCAATCAATGCAGTATCTAACCCAGATGAGTTTGATATCAATATGTTGGTAATCCCTGGTCTTATCCACAGATACCACTCTTCAGTAACCACATTCGCTAAAGATATGTGTGAAGATAGACAAGATACATTCTTTGTAATGGATGCATCCGCATGGGGTGATTCAATCGCAACTGCAACTAACGCAGTTCAGTCATTTGATTCAAACTATGTAGCATCTTACTACCCTTGGGTTAAGATTCTTAACACAGATAAGAACAAACCAGTATGGGTGCCACCATCAGTAGTTCTACCAGGCGTTATCGCATTTAACGACCAGGTTGCCGCTGAGTGGTTCGCTCCAGCAGGTTTGAATAGAGGTGGTTTAACTTCGGTTATCGAAGCTAAGACACGTTTGACAAGAACTGAGAGAGATACACTTTACGAAGGTAGATTGAATCCAATCGCTACGTTCCCAGGTCAGGGTGTTACGGTATTCGGACAGAAAACACTACAAGCTAAACCATCAGCATTGGATAGAATCAATGTAAGAAGATTGTTAATTGCTGTTAAGAAGTTCATCGCTTCTTCAACTCGTTACTTAGTGTTCGAAAACAACACAGCGGCTACGAGAAACAGATTCTTATCAATCGTTAACCCTTACTTGGAATCAATCCAACAAAGACAAGGTTTATACGCATTCCGTGTTGTAATGGATGAAACTAACAACACACCAGACGTAATCGATAGAAACGTTATGGTGGGTGAGATTTTCTTACAACCAGCTAAGACAGCGGAATTCATAGTTCTTGACTTCAATGTATTACCAACTGGGGCAGCATTTCCAGAGTAAATGAAAGATAATTTAGTTCCCCCGAAAATTTTGGGGGGACTAAATACTTTTTTGAAAAGAACTATATTTATTAGAAAGAGATAATAGGAGACATAAATGGCACAATTATTAGACCCAACAGAAGTAATGTTCACATCATTCGAACCGAAGATGTCGAACAGGTTCATTATGTACATCGAAGGAATTCCAGCGTACTTAGTGAAAGCGGCCAACAGACCTGAGATAACAAATGGTAAAGTTACCATTGACCATATCAACGTTAGAAGATACGTGAAGGGTAGAAGTGAGTGGAGTGATTTAGCAATTTCATTGTACGACCCGGTAGTTCCATCAGCAGCACAAGCCGCAATGGAGTGGGTACGTTTACATCACGAATCTGTAACTGGTAGAGACGGTTACTCTGATTTCTACAAGAAGGATATCACATTTAACAGTTTGGGTCCTGTTGGTGATAAAGTAGAAGAGTGGACGTTGAAGGGAGCTTACATCCAAACGGCTAAGTTCTCAGATATGGATTACACAGGTGAAGATTTAGCAACTGTAGATTTGACACTTACATACGATTACGCAATACTACAATATTAATTTTCGGATTATACTACTAATTACAAATTGGTAATTGAGAACCCCAACAGAAATGTTGGGGTTTTTTCACTTATAAATCCAGAGTTACATATTTATATAAGGTTAACCACTAATATAGTTTTAAAACAAAGAGTAATGTTATGAGTACAGAAAAGCAATTACAAGATGAGTACACTGCACCAACTTCCAATCAGGAAATGGTGGAGATGGCTAAACAACAATACGAACAACAGAAGGTATCTGATTATAAGTTCCCTACTGAAATCGTAGAGTTACCATCCAGAGGGTTGATATACCCACAGGATAATCCACTATCATCAGGAAAAGTGGAAATGAAATATATGACCGCAAAAGAAGAGGATATTCTTACAACACAGTCATATATCAAAGATGGTTCGGTATTAGACCGATTGTTCCAATCCCTAATTATTTCAAATGGTGAAGGTAAGCCAGTCAAATACGTTGATATCACAATGGGTGATAAGAACGCAGTAATGATTGCCGCCAGAATCTTAGGTTATGGTAAGGATTACGAAGTTGAGATTGATGACCCAACCTCACCAGGAAATAAGCAAAAAGATGTTATTGATTTAACTCAATTCGAAGCAGTTGAGTACGATGGTTCAAATCAAACCGAACTAAACAAAAATGAATTTGAGTTTGAGTTACCACAATCCAAAAGAAAGATTACATTTTCGGCATTAACTGAAAGTAAGGAGCGAAAAATCAAACATCAGTTAGAGGATTCTAAGAAAGCCGCTCGCCGGATGAAAGATACAACCGACAGGCAACTTACGACGAGGTTAAAAAACACAATCACATCAGTTGATGGTGAAACCGACCAGAAACTAATAAACGAATTTGTGGATAACGAATTATTTGCGGTAGACTCAAGGGCCCTCAGAGCGTACATAAATACAGTTGTTCCAGATGTTGATTTAACATATGAATTTATATCTGAGGAGACCGGGGAAAGGAGAGAGATGCTACTGCCGATGGATATCGGGTTTTTTTGGCCTAAATCCTAATTACAGAAAGCATCTTCACTCACAACTTTTTGATTTAATTTATCACGGAAATGGTGGATTTACATGGAATGATGTTTATAATATGCCTGTTTGGGCTAGAACATTCTACATTACTAAAATTGTAGAATTCAAAGAAGCTGAAAAGAAGGCACATGATAAAGAAATGAAGAAAGCAAAATCAAGAAGAAGATAATAGCGATACCCAACAATTTTGTTGGGTATTTCTATATTTATACTATATAGAACAAATGGAGTACCTAATATGGCTAGACTTACAAAAACAAACTTAACAGAACATTTCAGAAACCAAGGGTTATCTGAAGGATTTATTGATAGGTTTTTCAAAAATATCAAAAAGCAGAACAAAGAAAAGGAACTTGAAAAGCTTACTCAAGACCCAGAGTATCAGAGAATCCTTAAAAAATACAACATAAAACCAGTAGACTGGAATCAAACATCTCTATAATTTGAGTTTATAAATGGCAGAAGATTTCAATAAAGACACACAAAAACGAATCGCAGCTGTAAAAGGTGAAGAGGCGATTCAAAGAAATCTGTCTGCCATATTGCAAGATAGGATTACAAAGACTGGAAATCTAACCACTGCTCAAAAGGAGTTGATAGCTGAGATAAAAGGTCAGAAGGACTTGGAATCAAAACTCACATCAATACAAGAAAAGAAAAATGAGATAATTGAGAAGTATAAGGGTGTTAATAAAGATATTGGCATCGCACTACTTAAACAATTAGAGGATGCCGAAGAGTTAGTTAAGAAAGAGAAACAGATTAAAGATTTATCTGATGAAATAAATGGGTATCGCGAAGATGCTAATGATAGTCTATACACCAGTTTAGGTACTATGGGTGATATGCTCAAAGCAGGTACTGGTATTGCTGCATCTATGGCTCTATTCAAAGGATTAACTGAACAGATTGGAGCAGCATTTCAAAACACAATTGGATTCGCATCAGAACTAAATAAAGAATTGGGTATGGATGGTGGGCAAGCAATGCTTCAAGGGTTCAAAAACCTATCACCGGAAATTCTTTTTTCTAGATTTAGTGTAGAGGAGTTGAATCAAGCAACTAGAGATTTTGCAGAAACAATGGGTACAACTGCTGGGTTAACGAACAATATGCGTAACGCAATGGCAGAAATGACTAAATTTGGTGTTGGTGGTGAAGATGCAGCTAAGTTAGCACAATCATTTGATAGTGCTACAGGTGATTCTAAACAACTAACTACCGACATCAAAAATATGGCTAAAGATGCGGGTGTGATGGCGGGTGGTGTATTCAAAGATTTAGGAGCTCAGCAGAGACGAATAGTGGGACTAACCGAAAAAGAAATAAAGTTACTCGCTAAAAAAACAATCGAACTAAGTAAGCAAGGATTACACCTTTCAGATATGCAGGATATTGCTAATAATATGATGGATATCGAAAGTACTATGAAAGCTCAATCTAAAGCCAGAGTGATGTTACAGGGTAAGTTAACACAAGACCAAATTCAAGGTATGAGTGCTATGCAGGCAGCCGCTTTGGAGTTTCAGAATACAGGCGACGATAGTGCACTACTGGATGCCATGGAACAGACCAAGATGTCCGCTGAACAATTCGCCAAACTCGGACCACGTGGGCAAGAGATATATGCGGAAGCTATTGGTGTGAGTGCTGATAAGTTAGCAGAGATGATTCAAATTCAAAGTGCAACTGTTGAAGAATCTGGCCCACTAGCCGATGCCGCAACGACCGCAATGGAGCTGTGGGAAAGAGTGCCTGGTGGTTTAAAAGAAGCAACTACTGGATTGATTGCATATATCGCACAAATGGCTATCCTAAATACTATGCAGGGTAGAGGTACAGGTATTGGTAATCTGAGAAATCTGAATCCATTTAAGAAAAAAGGTGGAGGTGGTGGTGGAGTTCCAGGAATGGAATCTACACAAGATGCCGGAGGGCAAGCAGGTCAAGCCGCACAAGGTAGTGGTGGTGGATTAAAATCATTAGCCGATGGTTTAAGAGAAATGGGTGATGCTAAAGTATTAGCAGGTGTTGGTGTAGTTGCATTAGCAGGACCAGCATTTGTTATAGCACTTCCATCCATCCCATTCCTATTGTTTATGGGTAAAGTTAAACTAAAGGCATTGGAAGAAAACTTTGGAGGTTTAGGTAGAGGTTTGGCTCAGATGTCGCAAGGTGCATTAGGTGCATTAACAATGATGTTGGTTGGGCCAGCACTTGCAGTAGGATTATTAGCAATTCCATTCTTAGCATTCATGTCCATCCCAGCAACTGGACCTATAATTCAAGCAAACTTTACAGCATTAGCCGCTGGTTTGGCAGCATTTGGTAATCCGGGTACGGCGGTGTTTGTTTTGATTGGTATTGGATTAATGGCATTATTAGGTGCTGCGATGATTCCATTCGCATACGCATTATCTTTGTTATCACCATTGGTAGAAGCATTTGGTAATATCATTGTAGGTGTTATGAGTGCAGTTCCACCAATCATTCAGGCAATAGCCGATGGATTTGTAACAATGTTAGGTGCGATAACACCAGAAGCAATCGCAGGATTGTTACTATTAGGACCTGCTTTGATGCTGGCATCGGTTGGTATGTTGGCATTCTCAGCATCATTATTAGTAGGTGCATTTGCTAGTTGGTTTGGTGGTGGATTAGTAGACCAAATAGTAGAATTATCAAAAGTTGGACCAGGAGTTAAAGATGCTGGTGATGGTTTGGCGGCGGTAGCGGATAACATGTCGATAGTTACTGAATCTATGAGTGGTATGGGCGATTTAGTATCACCAATGTACCAATTATCAGGCGCATTATATTCTATAAGTGGTGGGTTGGTAGCAGTTGCTGGTGCGGGATTACTCGCAATACCAATATTCGGCGCAATAGCTGGATTAGCAGCTCTAGCACCTACATTAATGGGTCTTGGTGAGTTCTTCGGTTTTGGCGGCGGTGATTCTGAGAGTTCAGATAGTAGTGGTGGTGGTAACGCAGAATTATTAGAAGAGATAAAAGGGTTACGCAGTGATATTAAAGCACAACCTATTGTACTAAACATCGATGGTAAAGCAGTACAGAAGATAACAAGAGTACAAAGTAGACAGAGTGTATCAACAAGAGGATTTAGCTAATGGCACTAAAAGATATGAAATCGGATTTGTCCAAGTTTAGAATGCCAAAGAAAGAACCTTTGGAATCTAAGAAGAGAGAGGATATAAAATCAAACCAGAACCAAACACCATTGAGTTCACTGGTAGATTCAGCGCCGAAAATCCCACGTTCCCAAACAACAACAAATAAAGAGGGTGTAAACCCAAATAAAGTTCAGCAGGGTGATAAGTTCAAAGGTGAAACATCAGCAACACCTATGGATAACTCAGAGAAGTTCAAAGGCGAAACTACACCAACTCGAATGAGTTTGGAACAGAGATATTTAGGTCAGACTACACCAGAGAAGATGGATAATTCACCAAACTACTTAGGTGAAACAAATCCACAACCGATGGATAACTCAGAAAAATTCTTAGGGGAAACAACACCATCAAAAATGGATTCATCAGAGCAGTTTTTAGGGGAAACTACTCCAAATCGTATGGATACATCGGAGAGATTTTTAGGGGAAACGAATCCATCTAAAATGGATAATTCTGAGAAATTCTTAGGGGAGACAACACCAAAAACAATGGATAATTCCGAAAATTATCTCGGAGAAACAACCCCTACATCAGCAGCACCACAATCTAAGTTTTTGGGTGAAACCAACCCAACCCCTATGGATAATACATCAAAATTCTTAGGAGAAACAACTCAGAAGTCAGCTGCACCAGAATCAAAATTCTTAGGAGAAACAACTCCAACTGAGATGAACAATGAATCGCAGTATTTGGGAGAAACAACTCCAAATTCAGCTGCACCACAATCTCAGTACTTAGGTGAAACAACCCCAACTGAGATGAATAATCAATCTCAGTACTTAGGTGAAACTACTCCAAGCGATATGGATTTAGGTGCACAATTCTTAGGCGAGACTACTCCAAAAAACTTCAAAACCCCAAACAACAAGGATAAGCAGGCGGTTACCCCACCATCTGTGGATATGTTTACAAACGATAAGGCAATTGGATTTACTCAGAACTTTACTGATAAAACTAAAACTAAATTTGTTGGTATAAATCCTGATAATACTCAGTTTGATAATGTAAGTTCATTATATAGTAACTTTAGTGGGGCATTTAACGGATTATCGTTCAGAGCTGGATATGGTAAGTTCAAAGTGGGTAAAGAAACTGGGTTGACTCAGAGATATAACTTTGATACAAAGTATTATGTAGATACTGAATTAACAAATCCAAGCATATCTAAATTGCATGAGATGAAGAACTCACCTTCATTCTTAGATGAAATGTATCACAAATACAATCTTAGAGATGATGCATTTAATTTAGGAACGGCTGCGTTTGCACATCCATTGATTATGAGAGGTATTCAACGAAAACCAATCGATAAAGGTGAACCTCAAAAGTGGGGATTTGGATTCCCAGTCGATGATGGGTTGGTTAGAGGTGGTATTGTTACTGCAGTTGATAGGTCGGTAGTAGATGCTGTTAGACTTGGTAAGTGGATGATTTCTGTAAATGGATTACTAT